GCGATTATTGGCGCTGCCATTAGCTGAGCGCCAGCCGGACAGATACGAGTAGCCCGCAGCCGTATCGATCACCATCGCGCGCGCCGCGCGACGATTGTACATATTCCAGAGCAGAAGATTAGATGCCGTTCCACCCGACGCGCTGCCGCCATAGGAGAATTCCGATTGGCCCGCCGTCGCCGTCGTCGCAACCGTTCCGAGATAGCGGCGCGTCACCGCGCCGGTCTTGACATAGATGCCGTCCTGCAGCGTCAGCGCGGTCGCGCGCGTCGTCGAATTGGTCCAAGCTGCGAACTCAAGCTTCAGCACGCTCGAATTGATAAAGCCGAAGACGTCGAGCACGGTCGACGCCGGCACCTTGAAGGTGACCGATACGGTAGCGGACGCCGTCGAATTGACCGATACCGTGACCTGCGTCGAGCTGTCGACCGTTGAAATTACTGCGCCGACGCCGACGCCGCTGCCGGACGCCAGCATGCCGGGGATAAGCTGCGACGTGTCGCTCAATCCCGTGATGGTGCGGATGCCGTTGGTGGTCGTTCCGCTCTGCGATTGCGTCAGCGGAATCGATTGCTGCGCCGAGGTGAGGCTGATCCACGACGAAATCCCGTCGTAGAGCGCGATCTGATTTCCGATGCCGCCGGGCGTCCAATAGACCGTCGTGGCTGCAGTGACGTTCGTTCCTGGAACGAAGACGCCGCTCGACAGCGTCAGGCGCCCGTTGTCGACGCTATTGACCGCAGCCGGGCCGCCAGTGCCGCCGGTCGAAAATGGCAGGCGCAAGGAGGATCCGTCGAACGCCAGCAGCGTCAGCCTGCCGCCCACCAACATGTTACTGCCGAGCGCATTACCGTCCTTATCTAGAATGCTGTAGGTACCGACAGCATCAACCACGATAGTCGTGGGACCGGTATTATTGCCGGCCGGGACGATCCAGAACGATTTCGGACGCCCGATCGCGAGATTGACGCCGACCGTGCTGGTGTCGCTTGTCGCGGTAATCGCGTTCGGCGCGCCGGAACTGCTGGTGACGATCAGCCATTCCGGCGTGATGCCCCACAGCGCGGCGATCTCGGCGTCGACCGCGTTCTCATAGTCAACACCATCGTCCGGCAAGCCGTTGGTCTGCGTCGGCGTGACGCGAAGCGCGGCACCGAACGCGAGCTGCACGCCGAGCAGCAGCGCAAGAAATCCCGCGAGTGTTTTGCGCAAGGCGGTCATGCGGTCACTGCCAAAGCTGCGGGGCTTCATCGACACATGTCACCGTGGCTTGAAGGTCAGCCGTCGGCTGCACGCCGTAGACGATGACGCGCTTGTATTCCGAGCCGAACGGCCCGACCGAGACGAGGCAGTCGGTATCGATGTTGCCGGGATCGGCGAACGGCGTGGCGAAGGTGACATCGACGTTATCGCCGTTCGCCGCAGTCGTTACTTGTTTGGTCAGAATGCCGGCGCCCTGTTTGAGCCGGATAGCGCAGCCGGTTTTCTCGCCGAGCGCTTGAATGCTCGACGCGGAGGCAACATGCGCCAGTGTCGAAATCCCGGCCGTGGTCCACACCGGCACGCTGCCGTCGAGCGTAAGGCCTGTGATATTCGAGCCGCTCTTGATCACGGAAACGATGCGCGACGAACCGGCGCGGCGCGTCAGGATATCGTGCTGCACGCCGATAAGATCGCCGCGCTCGGCAACCAGCGCATCGGCCGACACGTCGAACTGATAGAACGTGAAGCGGTAGAGCAACTGTCTTAGGTCGAAGGTCGCCTGCGCCTGGATATCGGCAAGATGGACCAAGCCGTCGTAGGTCTGTTGCGACAGCAGATCGGCATTCTGCACCGCCGGATTGGCGTAGACGATCGCTTCCGCCGAGGTGTCATAGTTGAAATCGGCGTCGATATAGTTGGCGAGGATGCCGGACGGATTGTCGGCATAGGCTCGCGTCCACGAGAAGTTCGCCATGTTGCGCGGCGTGAAGATCTGTATCGGCGCATCGGCGGTCACGTCTTTGTCGAGAAATGCTCCCCACTTCTCGTTGTGGCGGATATTAGCCCGCGTGCAGCCGGCGATCATGTTGAGAACGTCCATGATCTTGTTGTTTTGCACCACGGCGTTGACGGTGAGACCCCGCGTATTAGCATCGGTGCGCCACGCCACGAACTCAGCATCGTTGATCAGCGATGCAGGGACCGGTTTGGCGCCGAGCGATCCGGCCAGCACGTCGCGCGCATGTGGCGCTGGATTGTCCGTGGTCGTGAGCGTGTTCCAGCCGGTGCCGTCCCAATCGAAGGTGTAGCCCGACGCCAGAATTGAATACTGATCGAGCGAGCGGGAGTGCACCCGTACCGACATGGTGGCGAAGTCGAAGGACTGGATCGGGTTTTGATTCCACACCGATGACAGCCGCGTCAGTTGAACGGTGCTGTTGATCGAGGTCGGGTCTTGCGGAATGATGTAGAAGGCGCCTGACAGATAGTATTCGAAGAAATCCTGCACCGTGCCGCCGAGGTACTCATAGGTCGATGCGACAAATCCCGCGCTGTTATAGGCCGAAGACGCAGTGACCTCGATGTCGTAATAGTCGTCTTGCGGAAACGCCGCAGGGTCTAGATAGAAAATGACCTTGTCGGCATAGAGCTCGGTGTTGCGAACGTTGCTTGTCCCGGCAAGGAAAGTCGCGTTGTCGAGCACGTCGCTGCCGGACCCCGCTGAGAACGATGCGTCCGCCGTCCACCCCGCCGTCGCCGGCGTTATTGTGCTCCCGTTCTGGCCGGGGACGTGTTTGAAGGCATAGACGGGGCCCTGGTTGGTCGGCGGCGTGCTCTGGCCGATCGGGATCGCGCCCCACTTGATGCGAATGGCTTTCTGGAACGCATCCGGCGCGTTCATCGAAAAGTGCACTTCCGGAAGGTTGATCCATGCGGTATCGCTGTGCCGCTTGATCTGCACGCGCGCTGCCTGGTTGACGATCATCGCCGCGTTGGCGCTGTCGTAGAGGCCGCCCGCCCACGCCAGATTGATCCATATTTCATCGGGTGCGCGCCGGCTTTCGCAGGCAGTCGCAGCGGCCAGGTCGATCGCAGGATTGCTCTGATCCAGGAGACGATATTGTGTCGTGGGATCAAGCAGCGTGGCGCCAAGCTGCGCATTGACGTCTGTCGTGAAGCTGTAGCGCTGCACCATCGTCTGGATGGGATCGCCGTTCTTGCCCTCGACGAGTTGCTCGTCGACTTCCGCGATGCTGGCAGTCGTGGTGCCGCCGACCTGGCTTGACGAGAGAGCGTGTGGGCCGGCCAGCACAAAGACGGCCTCGGCATATTCCAGATCACCGACGATCTCGATCAGCGGGTTGCATGCAAGCGGCGGAAACAGCCGCATGGTGCCGATGACGCGCGGTATTGAATCTCCGGGCGAGAGCGCGTTGCCGGTCAACGACGACGGAACCGGTTGTGATCCCGCTCCCGGCAATGCTGGGCCTGCTGCGGGTGCCGACAACGAAGGCCGCGGCGTCAGGGCTGCGATCGCGAGCGCACTGCCGATACCGATCGCGGTGGACGCGATGATGGCGCCGGAGCCCCCGGCGGCGAAACTTGGGCCAAGCAGAGCAAGTCCGCCTGGCCCGAGCCCCCCGGCCGATATCACCACGGCCGCAAGCAACAACGCGATCTCGGCGACCGACGTTAAAGTCTGTTTGCCGCCGCCACCGCTGCTTGAGCCCGATGACGACGATCCTCCGCGCGGCGGACCTCCCAACGGGATATGCAGCGACACGACCGTATCGCGGTCGGGACGCCAGCGCGGCCGCACTAGATGCCATAGCCCACGCGGAACGGGCGCGCCGTTGATCCGCACTTCGCCAATCTCGGCGAAGCCGCGCGGCAACTCGTTAGTTGCAATGGCGCCGATGATCTCTGCGATCGTCGGAATCCGCACTGCGGCATCGATCGTGCGCTTGTGCACGGGACCGACGAACGGCCGTTGCCGCCATACAACCGGAAGCGTAGCGGCCATTTTCAGGCAAGCTCCCGATGCCGATAGAAGCCGACGATCTTGGCTCGCTGATCGTCCAGCTTCATCAAGCAAGCCTCCGTCGTTTCCCAGATGTGCAGGATGCGAAGGCCATTGGACGTCGGCGCGATGATGCCGACGTGGTTTTCAACGCGCGATCCGCTGTCGGTCATCGACCGCATCATCACGCCGTCAAAGGGCTGTAGCGCGGCGCGCATGACCGGGAGCCACGTCTGCTCATCCCTGCCATCCCGAAACGCGCGCGCGGATCGCAAGAGGTCGAGCGCCGAAATCTCGCCATAGGTCGGCGTCTCAATCCCGCATTCGGTTTTCAGGACCAGATGAACGAGGCCCCAACAGTTGCAGCCGTCGAAATCGAAGCCGCGTTCGGCGTAAGGAACGCCGATATAGCGCGACGGCCAGTCTAGACGTACAGTCCCGGCAGCCGGCTCTTGGTCGATCGAATGCTGGGCCATGGCTCCGTCGTCAGGTCATAGCCGTAGACGTCCGCCGCAATTTGCAGCACGTCGCCCTTGGCATTGCGAAGTTTCAGGAGCGGAGCGTCGATCTCGACCGTCGGCGTGCCGATCGGGTTGCGCGGCACGCTATCGTCGAAGTCCGATTTCGCCATGAGCTGCATGTGCAGCAGCGGGGAATCCGGGATGGCGATCAGCGTCTCGCCAATGAGTTCGTCGACATTCTCGATCGTGACCTGGCCGTGCGCGGCGCCCTGATCGTCATCGGTCAGAAATGTGAACTGGAATCCGCAGCCGCGATAGAGCGCGCCGTTGTAGTTATAGTCCACCACGTCGGAATTGACCGTGATCGGCACCGCCAGATCGTTGTGCGTGATGGTGGCAAACCACACCATCACCTCG